GATTATGCCACGAGGAGCCGAGTCGGTCAATGCCACCAGAATAGGCGACATCGAACATGTTTTCCATGTTTTTCCACATAAAAGGACCATAGTAGAGTTTTTGAAGGATGTTATGGTTCTGGGAGCACACGGAAAAGAGTCGCGTTTTAGGTGTTTCGCGAACTTTCTTGATAGGTCGGCGTTCGTCTTTGAGATTGCCTATTGCTAGCCAATCTGGGCATTGATTTTCTGAAATCAGTTTTAAATCTTCATACAATTCTTGATAAAACAGAGTGGTAGGAATGAGATCGGAGTTAGGACGTTGGAAATACGCGGTTTTTCTAAGATTGTTGGTTACACCGGGGAAGCCAGGAGATGTCGAAAGATCGATACTGTTAATATATTGATCACCATTAACTGCTTGTTTGAGAGAAAGGATGTTGGGAGCAGTTGTAGGGAGACCATTATAATATTCAACAAGTTCGTCTGAGGCTTCAGTGAGTTCAAATTCTGAGATGTCAACATGTGTTCTAAGTTTTTCAGTACAGCGTAGTAAGAAGTCTTCACCGCGATATTCTTCAGGAAGTCGAGGATCGTGAGAGGAAAGAATAGAAGGTTCGGTAGTGTGCTTAACAACTATGTCATGGAGAGGTGATGGTAATAATTGACTTTTAGTTGCTCCGTGCACAGGATTCTTCATCCTACCGAAGGCAAACAAGTTGCCCTCTACGAACGGTTCTTCGCGTTCTGTCACACCTTCAAGGTTGACAAAATATCTAGGATTGGTGAGTTTGGGAGGATCAAGTTGTTCGTTGACCACTCGCTCTAGCATTGATCGAGTTATTAGAAGTATCATTGGTCGATTTTCTACATGATCACGTGCAACGTGAATGCCAATAACCGGGGAATTCGTGGTGCCATCGCTTTTAACAGCGATCGCTCCGCACGATCCGGGTTGACTAGCATGAGTTCCGTAAGCTAAAACTTGTCGCCAAGTTTTGCATGATTGAGAATAAACGGAAGCTCTCTGACCATTGACAACAGTCTCTTTCCACACGAGAGTTGTGGAAGAAACGCGATCGAGCATAGCAGCAGCAGTTTTTGAGAGAAGATGATCTCCTTCCCAAAATTTCTTAACGATGTTACGGCGAGAAGTGAAAATGTCGGCGGGAAGAGAATAAGTGCATGCGTCCACATAGACTTTAGTATCTCCGTGCACTCGATAGAGTTTGTTGATTCTTTTTGAATTGAATAGAATTTGTTGAGTTTGTCCATTGGCAGTAATGATGTTGAGTTTACTACCTTCTGGAATCCATTCATCTGAACCAACAGTAGGCACGAAAATATGTTCGACGGTGAGAAGATGCAATCCACCGACAAAAAGTCCATTGACTCCATAGTATACAGAGCCATCAGGATTGACACGCTCAATTCGACAAGCAGCTTTTTCAATAATCTGTTGATCATCAAGGAAAGCTTGAGATACACCTTCCTGTAAAACAGGAACTACATTGCGGGGTTTTCGCGCAGACGATTCTGGAGTATCTTCAGCTGTTAGTGCTTTATATGAATAGTACATGGCAATAGTAGCGGCCGTTGACAATGCAAGCATAGAAAGAGTAACTTTAAGTGTGTACTTCCAATTGGGACGATAACCATCCCACCAGTCAATTACGCTTTGCATAAGCGTGGCGCCAATAAAGGACCAAGCAAAAACATTGACGAAATCGGAAGTGTGAAAACCTATGGTGTACAAGGTTCTCCAATTAAAGCCTTCTTGTTTAATGGCCAAATCTTCTTCGAGCAAAGCACTTTGTTGTTGTTGGAAATTGAGAAAATTGTCGCGGCAAAAGCGAGCGTCTAATTGCGAATTGCGAACACTCATAAGAGAAGGAGGATGTTGAGTCTGAATTGTTCGTACGGGAAGAGTGGGAGCATTTACAGTTGTAACAGGGGCTTGCAAGAGCGCTTGTATAACTTCTGGGCGTTCGGCGTATTTTCCTAAGTTAGTTATCGGGTAGTTGGTAGTTTCTATTGTGACGTCTGCCTTTCTCCAAAGGAGAGGAGGATGAGTCTGAGACATAGATTCCATTACGGTGTCGTTGTTGATGACACCAGCTTTACGAGATTTAAGAAATGCTGAGTAAGATTGATAAATAAAATCAGACATAACTTTAGGATCCAATAGTTTGGATACAGGAATCAAATTTTCTCTGACAAGTGATCCGCCTACACATTGAAAGTAGGTCTTAGTGACGCCGCCTTCTACAACGGATGTTGTGTGAATAACCAAGTGAAATCGGCGGGTGAGGGCTTCTCGCTCAAGGAGATTCTTAGAATTGTCTTCGTGGATGTTAGAGCAACAAATGACAATTTTCGGATCGAGCGAGACTCCCTTAGAGGCAGGTCCAGAAAGCGTAGCGAAATCGGGCATAAATGGTGAGGCTGAAACTAAAGCGATTATTTCTAATAAGTCCATTTCAGTTGAGATGTTTTGACCAAAATCATCATAGAAGATTATAGGTCGTCCGGCAGCACCATCCCAAAACTGAGAGGTGCCACGAGTGAAACAGAGATTATCAAATTCAGCCTTTGATTTACAAGCAAAGATGGGTCCAAACAAAACGGGGACATTTCGAGATTTTCCAGTTCCAGCTTTTCCATAAATGCGAACACAGAAAGGTTCGTGTTGGCGAGATGATGGTGAGATTGGAGATGCTAGAATGCGGTCAATTTCAGCTATAAATCGAATTCCGATTTGATCATACCTTCCATTATCATGGAGGTACTTTGTTGCTTTAGCTACCAACTCAATAAGTTGAG